GGACCTGCCGGTGGTGTCGGGCCTCAAGGCCCTATGGGCCAAAGCCCGTTCGCCACCTGTTTCGGGCAGTTCCAAGTAAACGGAGAGGGAATGCTTCAGCTCGAATACGTAGGCCTTGCACCTGCTGAATTTTCAATTAACGACAACGGAATAGTGGAGGCTACATATGCCAACTCTTAGTATTGGCAAAGTCCGTTATGTTTGGAAAGGCACGTGGAGCGCCACGGCTTCCTATGACATTCTTGACCGTGTTCAAGATAGTGACGGTTTTATTTACGAATCCATTAAGGCGGTTCCTGCGGGCACCGTCCTTACCAACACGAGCTATTGGATAAAACTCTCGGTTCAAGGCCCCCGCGGTTTAAAAGGGGATATCGGTAATGACGGGCCAAAAGGCGATACGGGCGAGGCACCGACGGCTATTTTGTACACAGAGCAGAACAATCTTACAGACGCTCAGCGGGCACAAGCTCGAACAAATATCGGATGGGCTGCGGCGTTTGCCGCGTCGTTTGCTTCGGCGATAGCGGCTTGGGTTTCCTCCTCTTTAGGCGCGTCTATTGAAGCGTACCTCGTACCGATTCTCAAACAGCTTTGCTTAGATAACGGAGCCACTCAAGCCGAAATCGACGCTTTAGAAAACGAATGTGATTCATAGAAAGGAGATAAAACATGAACACTCAAGAGATTAGAGAAGAAGCAAGAAAATCCTGTAAGTATCCTGTCATCAGCCCCGAAGCGGTGGACGCCATGATCGACCATGCCGATTACCACCACGTGGCGGGTACAGGCACGATGGTCTGCACCCTCGTACTTAAGAACGGATTCACCGTTACTGACACTTCTGCATGTGTGGACGTTCGCAACTTTAACGAGGAAACCGGCAAGAAGATTTCCTACTCCAAGGCAAGAGACAAAGTTTTCCATGTCCTCGCTTTTGCCTACTGCGACGAGCATTACGGAGAACAGGCATGACCACACTTGCAGAGATTAAGGCCAAATACCTGAGTGAGGCAATGGCTCGGCCCATTGAGAAGTATTGCATTAAAGACCATACGGGCCGCATTGTTGCACGGAGTAATTCTCCCGTGGTTCATGTATTCAACAACGAGGCAGACGACGCATACGCCGCCGAGCACTACCAGCTCAAAGAGATTTACAACGGCATGAAGTTTTGGCTCGGTGAACTCTCACCCGCTGGGTTGTATGCCTCTGCTGATGGTCAGTTCTACACGGAAACCGAGTTGCCCGAAAACACCGACGCATTCTGCAAAGAACGTTACAGCAACGAGATCAAGGCCGAGCGTAACGCCCGTATCAGCGACACGGACGACTATGTGAAGTTGCCTGACATCACCGTGGCACGGTCAGCAGGAGCCAAACGTTCTGCCCTTGAGGACGCCGACAGAACGGCCCTTGAGACCTATCGCCAAGCCTTGAGAAACTTGCCCGAGGCGCAGGGTTTCCCGTTCGTGCCGTGGCCTGAGTTTCCTGCCGCTCTCGCTTACGAGCTACAGCAGAAAGTCGATGCAAGACAAAACATGAGACAAGGAGGTTTCAATGCTTAAACAGTTGATTCAGTTGCTTGTAAATCAGCTCGTGCCTAAACGTGCTGTAAGTGGGGGGGGGTAGTAAGCTAATCTATGGCAAGGAGGCCGAGCAGTTTGGGTTACCCGTGTGGCCTTCTCCGACTGTAATAAACCTTCCGGACGAGCCTGAAAAATCTCCTACTTACGTTGCGACAACACCATGTTTGGTTTGCCTATATGTGGAAAATACGGTTGGTTCTGTAGATCATATCGGTTTAAGCGCAGGTGGTAATTTTATTACGCTGATTAGGAGATCGGCTTTTAATGGTGCGGTTTATATCTATGCAAAAAAGGGAGATACGGTCATCGCCTCTTATAAAGGTACAACTGCACAGCTAAGAATCTACCCATTAGTTTTACCAACCTAAAGCCTGAGCATTTTGGCTCGGGCGAGGAGTCAAAATGCTAATCAAAAAGCTTATTCAGCGGCTACTCGATAGCCGAACGACACCGAGTGAGGCTGTTGTTGCCAACAGAGCGAATAATACCGGCACAAACATAGCCCCGTTAAACACTGTCACATCAAGTGGCGGATGGACGACGATCCTATCCGCATGGGCCGCGCCTAATGACGGTTACATAAAGATTTTTGGCAACATAGTCAAACTAGACGCCTCTGTAACAGGAGGGTCATTTGCAATAATTGGTACAGCTCTTCACGGGTCTTTTTCAGGCCCAGCCATAGGTTCTTCTCTACGAGGTTTTCTACCATTGAGAAAAGGAGAATCGGTGACCATTATGGCGGTTAATGCTAGAGACATAGTTGTAACCTTCTACAGTAAAATCGTGGGGGGGGGCATAATCACTTTATTTGGAGGGCTCTGTCATGCTTAAGGCCCTCGTTCAATTATTTGCCGAGAAGTTTTTGCAAAGCAAAAAATCTTGGGTTTCAGAACAATCAGCTCCTATTATCCATCAGGGCATTAATATTCCTTGCACAAGCACCACGGATTTCTTTACCTACACCGCACCGTGCAACGGCTGGGCGACTTCTCGGTGCAATTCAACTACAGTCTCAGCTCTTGAAATCCAAGTCGAGAACGGGCAGATGGCACTTGCTTCCGTACTTAACGGAAACACTGCGGGAGCTGGAATCTGTTGTTACGTTAAAAAAGGGACACAGATTAAGTTCTTGTGCCGTGGCGGAAGTACAACCGATTATTCTCTTTGGTTCTACAAAGCAAGTTCAGACTTTTAATCCTTTGACAGGAGGCGCATTATGCTGAAAAACGTATTGAGCCTCCTGCTGAGCAAGTTCTACAGCAAACAGGAATCCGAGCTTGTAGGACATCAAGCTATGCCGTCCAGTTCGGTCGTAAGACTAACTCCAAAAACTACGACTATTGATGGATGGGATTCTGTTTTCGATGGAGTTGCTTCAACGGACGGCTTTGCATGCCTGAGGTTCACGGCAGATTCAGTCTATTGCATTGCTTCAGCCCAGACTGAGAATATAAATGTCTTTACAACTCCGCAGGTTGCAGGGGACATTCTCTTGTGTGCCTGTCCAGTAGCCAAGGGCCAAGTCTTTACGTTATGTGCTAGACAGGCTAAAAACATCGAATGCTGGTTTACAAAAACCATCGGGGGGGGTATCAAACTCTTAAGAAACTTATTCTGCAAGGAGGTGGCTTATGTTGCTTAAAGCACTCGTACAGCTCTTTGCGGAGAAGTTCTTGGTTAGCAAGAAGGAGTGGGTGGCTGATCAGTCGGCTCATATTCCTTCGGCCTCTACAGAAATTACCGTCACTCCTGACGGAGAACGCCACACCTTCACAATGCCTTACACGGGCCTCGTGGTTCTGCAATGTTACGGCGTCATGTTTGCAGGACTTAACGGATTTAACATGGTCAATCTCGGAGCGGGAGCAAACGGCAACATCTGCGTTTCTCTTTATTCCAAGAAAGGCAACATTGTTTCTTACGAGATTGGCAAATCCAACAACTTCGGAGCCGCAAACTTGTACGTCTATAAGACTTACGGTAGCCAATAACCTGAGTATTGGAGGTGTGTCATGTTAAAAGCGCTCCTCCAGTTATTACTGAATACCCGAACAACAAAAACCGAAGCCGCGCATTTTGCCCAACCTGCCTGGGGAGCTTCTCCAATAGTGATGACAGGAACCGACGTTAATGACGATTGGGGCTCTATCTATCAGGGCGTAATGCCTAACGACGGCGTTCTTGTTGTCTCATTTACCGGAACGAATGAATCCAGCTATGCGGCTGGTCCCGGGGCTCAGTCGCTAGTTCCGTGGGCTAATGGCGGCGGCAAGTTTAGTATGCCCGTTACAAAGGGTAGTTATGTCAGCCTTGGCGGAAACCATGTTAAGGATGTCGAACTACGGCTTTATCCGCTAAGTGCTTCCATCTAACCGCTCCGCCCCTCACTTCGAGGGGCTTTTCGTTAGGTGTGCGCATTGAAAGAAAAAGCGCTCATAACATGTCCAAAAAGAGAGATAAACATGGAAACAGATTTCAGCCTCAGCGAGTTTGCCAGCACGGTAAACCTAATAGTGTTCACGCTCATTCTTATATGTGCGGCATCGGGTTCTGCTATGCCGTACGTGCGAGCGGAACGGGACTGGAATTTTCCGCGCTGGTTCATTGAGTTTGTTACGTCATGCGCAGCCGGATTCATTGTCTATCTGATCCTCCGCACCTCGAAACTCAGTTGGGAGTGGATCGGGGCTTGCAGCGGAGTGTCTTCTTACTTCGGCCTGAAGATCATGAACACTCTTTACGGTGTCGTCACAGGCAAATTAAAACTTACCGTACGCAATGGAGCGAACCATGGCAATTAGTATGCGCTCAGTTATCGCAGGGCTGATTAAGCTCATTCTTTTCTTTGCTTTTTATATGGCAGGGTGGCTTACAAACTCTCAGTTGAATCAGTACACGATCGTGTCACAACAAGACCGGATCAACAGCCTGGAGAACGAAACCGCGCTCCAGCGCCTCCAGATCAACGAGCTAAACAGACGAGCAACTTCAAACACTGAGAATCTGAAGCAGCTTGAACGCATTAGTTCAGATATTGAATCTCTCAAAAAAGAAGTTCAGCAACTGCACGGCTTACACAATACGAAGGAGCCTAAATGAGAATCGAGATAATTAAGTGGGTTGATACCTTTGGATGTCCTCCAGGATGGGAATTTGAGGACGAACTTGAATATAAAGTTACCGAGGTTACCTCTGTGGGCTTTATTAGAAAAGAAACAGATACTGTTGTAGTCCTTGTTCCTCACATAAGCGGTGCGGATCGTAAACAAGTTGCGGGGCACATATGTATACCCCGCAAACAGATACTAAGTAGACAAACTATTTTTTCTTCTGAGACTTGCGATCCGGAGCCTGCGTTAAAACAGAACCCGCCAAGCTCTTAGCAGTTTTAGTAGAGGTCTTCTGCTGGAGCACTTTGCCAGCGAGAGACGCAAGTTCCTTAGAGGATTTTTCGTTTTTTGCCATAGTCGTTCCTTTAACAATAAAAGTAACCCATTCAGAGTAACTCAAATTTTGGTGCAATTCAATGACACAAGATATCCTGCTTTACCCACCTGAACTGGCAACTCAGTTCATATCTGAGTTTGAACAGGGTCCTAAAGGCGGCCCCGCTCTTGAATCTTACAAATGTCCCGCTGGAGTGTGGACAATCGGTTTTGGCCACACGAAAGACGTGCACGCAGGCGAGCACATTACGCGCAATGAAGCATACGACCTTCTAACTAAAGACCTGGTTCAAACACAGGAGGAGTTAGCAGCCATTGTCAAAGTTCCAGTTACGGAGAATCAGTTTATTGCCTTGATGAGTTGGTTGTTTAACCTTGGTTTGACGCCTGCCGTCAGAAGATCAACATTACTAAGAAAACTAAACGCGGGAGATTATGAAGGTGCTGCTGAAGAATTTCCAAAATGGAGGAAAAGTGCTGGACAGGTTCTCCCAGGGCTGGTAAACCGAAGAGCGGAAGAAAAGAAAATATTTTTAAAAGAATGA